CAACATCATTAGTTATAAGCAATCCATCATCACCATTAACCATGCATGTACACGAATTTAATGTTAACGAACGGCGAGATCCAAGTTCTTCGATCCACCGCAGTATCATCAAATTCAGTATGCATAGTATTGGAAATGAGACGATAGAGCCCATCAACTGTCCCATCTGCTGCCATAAAACGTGAAGTTCATCCTCAGGATCTTCAATAAAGTGGCCTGTCAAAAGCCTTCGAAACAAGGTCCTTTCGGTGTCAAGAAGACCGATCCGTGACGCAATAGCTTCTACAACCATATCTGAAAACTTTGGGTTTATCAGATTAGTCGCAGACCTATAGTCTACAGAAAGGAACTTTTCACCGGGGTGTAACGAGGAAGAACTATCCCTGTTATACTTACGATTGAGCAATCGAGAATCAAGATACTCAAGCGTAACTGGCTCTCCAATGAGTACGCCAGCCTTACAGTTTCGAACCATACTCCACAAGAACTTTTGGAGTGGCTTTAATGAAGTTTGATTATAAGCTTCACCAGCAGATATGACTCTTACTTTCAGTGCTTCCGAAAGTCCAACTAACTTAACATCAGGACGAGTTCTTAATGCTTGATTAGTTAGGTCATGGTAAAAACGACCGAAAACCTCTGTCAGACGACTGGCGTCAACAGTGGCAGAATCATTTTTATTAGAAGAGTACGGACCACGGCACTCCATATCCGAATCATCAATTACGGTATTATGTTGATCTATAATATGTTCTTTATAGAATTCAACATCTTCCATAGACCCTTGATAAGGAATATTGAGTTGTAATGCTTCAACACGTTCTTCAGCAGTATTACCCCGTCCATTATGTACAAAAGAGTGGACAGGCCGAGGATCCGCGGAGGTTCGTTCAGTACTAAGATAACCTCCAGGGCGACGGTACGAATTCAATTTCGTATCGTGCGATTGTAAAAGCGCACCGACTGCACCATGAGCCTTCCGAGGGTGATTATAGTGTGACGAAAATGAAGGAAAGGAGAACTTAAGTCGTTGTTCATTTGTGTAACTGCCTTCTGGGAAGATTTCATTAACGGTTCGAATAATCTGAGCTTCGATTGTCTTCGAGTTAACCTCTACAGGTATAGCTCGAACACAGCCTTGGCTTCGAGAATTCAAGTCGTCGAAATCAACTGCACAACAAGGTAGTTTCTTGGGTACTGGCGATGTTAATATACGAAAGGTTTCAATGACTTCGTTGTCGACGACTGCTTGGGAGGGACGAGGCATACCCTTTTTCGATTGTAAAACCGAAACGAGTAAAGACTCATACTTCAACCTAGCATCTAGACGACGGTCAGAAAATACTTTAAGTTTATCAATATCATTCAGTACATCAGCACTAGCATCAAGGTAGGCCCTCCTTTTTAAAGAGGCGAGCCAACGAGATGCCTTCCCACCAAGAACCACAAATGGGTTATCCCTATGTTCAAAAGGACAAACCGGCACTTCGACATCCTTCCAAGCTGCATAGAACGCTGCAAGCTTGAATTTCGCAACTTTCATCC